CACCACATACCAACGCCCCCAGGCGTCCTTGGTTCCTACCTGTTCCTTCTTCAACATCTGTTACCTCCAAACTTACTTCGATAAATGGTTTGAGTTTTAGCCATGCTACACTACGTTTACATTCATAGATGGCCACGGGATCTTTGATCATGATACCTTCATAACCACCATCTACGGCTTCTTGATTGATCTGACGGAATCTGGCCTGTCCGGCTGGTTCACGTAGATCGACCAGTTCTTGCCCTACCACAGTGACATTTGGTACATGATCAGCCACATGCTTGTACCAAGCAGCCAAAGTAACACTGCGATCGATCTGGCGATACTTACCGTGCCCTGTTTGGAATTCTTTCAAGGTGATCATGTCAAATAAATTTAGCACAGCATCATCGCTCTTGACATCTGACTTGCGATGTACCATCTTCATGAGATCCTGGAAGCTGGCACTCATGACCTCACCATCAAGTACTACAGGCTCGGCAAAATAAGCCGCGTGCTTGGCCAGCTGATCCTTGATGTGTGGAAAATTGACCAGTTCCTTGCCATTGCGACTGTACTGGTCAACATGCCCGTTTGGGTAGATCACTGTGATGACCCTGACACCATCTAGTTTAACTTCAATCAAGCGTTCACCTGCGACCTTGCTTTCATGGTTAGCTGAATCGTGTGCTAATTGACAGGTAAACGTGGGGATAGCATATTGCTTGAATTTCTTCTCCACGACCTTGTTGATGGTCTTTTCACTGGTACCACAGCGTAGATCCTTGATCAGGATACGGCGATACCACCCATTCCATTGTGCCTCGGTAGCATTCATGCGAGCGTGTGCTATAGCAGTCTGTGCGGCATTGCCCGTGATCTGCCTAAGTGCCAAGGCATCTGCTAGCTGTTTAAATCCAATCCAACTCAAACCCCGACCATCACCTGTCTTGGTGTCTACTTGTTTGATACCAAATGTAGTCATGGCATCTAGGGCTAGGCGACATCCAGCAAAGAATTCATCATTATCTGCTAGTGCTTCACGAGCAATAATGGCTTCTTTAGCCAGGCGGCTGTTGTCAGCTTCTAGTTCTTGTATTACGTTCCACGGATTATTCATTACCTACCTCTGCGATATGACGACATGTTTTACGATATGTGAATCCAGTACAAGTACAATTATACTGGCCTTTTTGGCGGATTACAAGATACTCGTTACCCTTTGAGCCCTTGACAGTCCATTGACGATATTCTGGGTCAATTTTAACTGTAGCTTTTTTACCCTTAGAATCTTTGATCCATAAGATATTCTTCTTATGTAAGATGCTGAATTTATTAGGGTGGGCTGGGTTGGAGATGGCAATTTCGTCGGGCTTTAACCATTTGATATTATTAAGTTGTTCACCGGTGATTTCGTGTTCAATATAGTGTTCTGCCCTGTGATAACTGGGCTGATATAAGCGTGTTCTAACTGTAATTTGACTCAAATGCGACCTTTCTAACCAATTATATACAGCTATTATACTGTCTTTTGGTTAAAAAGTCAAGTGATTTTTAGACTCTACCCACTACGACTTCGATAATTGAAATATCAGTAGAATCAACGGCTTGTAATGCTTTACCAATTATACAACCTGGTTGGTATTGTAATGGATCTAGGCGCTGTGCAACTCCAACGATATGGCTTGATACAACACGATCGCCCTGGCTAACTGGGCCTAAAACACGGCAGGGGACTCGACCTTGTAGGGCCACAGGCACGCCAGTCTCTGTGCTGTTCATCAAGTATGCTGGGTTCGTAGATACCACACCCGCGATGCGAGTGTCATGGCTAGCACGGCTCTGTGTTACTTCGGCATCGCCACCAAATACGACCACAGTGCCAGCGGGATACTGCTGATCTGATGTATAGACTTCAGCCAAGTCAGCATATTGTGCCTGTGTTGCCTGTGCATGGACGGTGTTAAATTTGCTACTTGCTGAACCAATATTACTTACATTGTTGGCTGTTGGTAGGATATTACCAACTGTTAAGGTGCCAGTTGGGGTTAAGCTCATCCTAACGACGCCAGGTGTAAACCAACGGAAGGTGCCAAAGTTGTTGTCTATCTGCCAGTTTTGTGCAGTGTTACCATTGAAGAAACCAACTCTGGGGGTTGGAGCACTTGGACTAGCATTACCAATAAATACACCGGCGGTAGTTGTGTTTTCGTTGAACTGACCACTGAATTGTCCTGAACCTGTAGTGATAATATTACCAACAGTTATATTACCATTGACAGTTAAACTATTAAGTGTGCCGCTTGTACCTATAAATTGTGCAGCAACGACATCACCTTCAACGACCAAACTAGTATTACCAAACGATGCCACTGCAACAGAATCTACTGTGATGTTTATATTAGCAGTATCGGCAACGATTGATGTATTTGCACCATCAGACAAGGTAGAGAAATCAATGCTGGACCAAGCCACTCCTGTTCCTGTAGATGTTAAATACTGCCCGGGATCACCACCTGATCCTGCTGAAGTTAGTAAGGCCTTGCCTAATTTGATATTACCACCCACAGTGACATTTGATCTGGTCACCAGATTACCAATCAGTGCAGTAGAATAGCTGGCTGATCCAAAGTCGATCACAGTGGTGGGTTCTGGTTCTACACCCTCAAATAATTTCCATACACCATCAGTGGCATCACGTGCAAACCCAGTATGCTGAAATAAACTACTACGAGTAAAGTTGCCTACAGATCCTATGTCAAGGAAGTCTGTTGGATTACCATTGGCCAGATAGATCAATGCGTCACTGAATACAACATTCTCAGTACTGATAGTAGTGCTATTGCCAGCAATGTAAACAGCGCCGCTAACAAATAAATTGCCACCAATATTAACATTGCCTTGGGGGTTGAATGTCGATGATCCACCAAGATCAGTGTTAACACCATTACCAGTAAAGGTAAAAGTTCCAGTAACCGGGTTAACGCTGATCTGTGCGCCACCTAGATCTAAGGTATTACCTGCAAAATATCCAACATTCCATCTCTGAGTGGGACTACCTAGATTATAAGTGACGTTGGCGCTGGGTACTAGATTACCTGTGATTGTCACATTACCGTTATTATATGTCTTGACTATGGTACCGGAGTTCTGGATTGAAGTAGCATCAATTCCAGTTAATTGACTACCGTCGCCAAAGAATCGAGTTGCAGAAACATTACCGTTGACACTTATGTTAGCAGTAGAAATACTACCTGCTACCGATACTGCATTAGAAGTCTTATTAAAAGTGAATCCCGGACTACCATTTAACGTACCACCAGAGTCATTGAATTGGACTTGATTAATCGACCCACCTGCACTAGCAGTTACAACAAATGGATCAATGAATATTAAATTAGTCGTGCCTATGGTGATGGGATCGGGAGTGTTGAGCTTGAATGTTTTTCCAGAATTAGCGTCACCTTCACTGATAGTAGTGGTCATGCCACTGGTTACTTTGTCATCGGCATCAGCATCCAGGGTACGTATCCAAGTTCCATTTGCGCCAGTTCCGGCATCAGCTACACGATATAAACCGTTTTGCTTGGCGTCTGCTTGATCTTTGACCAGCACGCGGTCATTGGTGACCACTGTAACGTTGTCCACACTGTTGGTCATGTTGCCAGTGGCTAACAGGTTACCAACATCAGCAGTGGTGGCCACGCGAACGCTCTGTTTGTAGTCCGTGTCGTAAATCTGGCTGTATCTTGGTCTGGTCAGTGCCATTGTGCTTTCTCTCTAACTTTAGTGTATTTATCAAGAAAATAGGACCCTAAGGTCCTATTTTTATCGCACGTAGATTATGCCTGTGTTTCTGAGAACGTGATCTGGAAGTCACCAGTCGCACCCGTGACTCCGCTGATCCCAGTAACCTGGATCGCCAGCACTTCTGGACCATTTGGAAATACTCCTGCACCTGGAATAGCACTGGTACCAATCTGTTTGACCTTGGTCAAGTCCAAGAAACCTGAGTTGGTAGTTGACACTGGGATAGCGAACAAGCGTTCACCACCCGTCACAGCAGCAGCTATGCTTAACACAGTTAAAGTCACGTCATTTGTTGGACTCGAACCACTTGTACCTGACAGGGTTGTACTGCTAGTTGACCAAGCATTACCTGGAACGGTGATAGTGTCACCTACAGCGAATCCTGAACCGGTTTCATGTACCACGATGCTGGTTGTAGTTGAATTAACTGCTGCTGAAAGTGTGCTGGTCTTCCATACGCTAATGTTAGCATCAATACCCGAGCCGCTGGTGGTCATGCCAGGGATAGTACCTAATTTCCTGTAGATCAAGTATCTAGCAGCAGTGCTCGGAGCTGTACCACTGCGAGTGAATCCACCTGTTTGATTGAGAGTCGCCGGAACCACACCACCAGTTGCTGCATCAGTGAACTGGAAGGCAGTGGCGAACTGCGTGAAACTTGGTTGATTGCCTGTGATTTCTTGGTTTAGGTTGACCCAGCTGATTGACGTTTCATTCAGATTGGTTGGGTTTAAGATACCCTCGACCAACATGCGTCCTCCAGTAACGTTGATGAACATGGATTCTAGTAGAAGTTGCGCACGATTGATCAGATCTCTGGTACCCAAGTCACCGATGATGGTATTTGATACTGATGGAGCCAAGCGCATCAAGAATACAGTTGATTTGTCACCCACTGCTACGGGCAATGCCATGTTGTTGCGTGAGAATGTAAACGCATAACCACGGTCTTGGTCGAATCCACCGTCCATGATAACCGCACTACCCCAGTGGTTCAGTGTTGGACTTGATGTACTATCTAGCAATGTTACCCCAACGTTGGCACTATGGCTGGCCGCTGATCCCATGGTAAATGAACGGCTTTGCCCGTCTTGCCATAGGGTGTATGTAGCACTGCGTGTTAAATTATTTAAAGAAGTACTACCTAGTGTGTGTGATGAGCACTTGACAACTTCGTTTTCGATCTGTACGTAGAATGGATAGTCCACCGTGGCCACTGGAAATTCACCAGCAGTATCACTATCGATAGTCATTGATGTCGCAGATGCGTTGGCAGCTATGACCAATCTAGCAGTAGCACCATCATTGCTGGCACTGTAACGCACAGGTAAGTTAC